CCTCTGCATCTGCCTTACGTTTTCTTTCCGCCTCACCGAACTCATCCTGTCTTCTCTTCTCCTCTGCTGCCCTAAGGATTTCCTCGGCCTCCTGTGAACCTTCCTGTCTTGCTATGGAAAGTACATCGGAAAGCTCTGCCTTTTGGTTCTGTAATGCGGCATGTGCGAAGGTCTTGAGTGTCTCCTTGATCTCGGAGGCATCGGATGAGTCCTCTACGAACAGACCTATACCGGAAGCTTCCAACATACCTTGGTCTACTTCGAAGGTCCTTATGGACATGTCGTCCCAGATATAGCTCAGTGCCCCCGGGGGGTTTTCCCTATAGGCTACTTTTGCGGCCTCTATCAGGGCCTGCAATACATTTTTCTTTGTGTGGTTGTGCATGTCAAAGTAAGGCTCCAAGATATAGGAGGTCTGTACTATCTGCTGTTTGGTGTTGCCCACCTCCGCACTTGGGGCTATCTGCCCAAGCACCGCATCATTGAGCCCCACTGATTTTCCACATGCCTCATCAAGTGATAGGATGAGGTCTATATATTTTCCTATATCGGATACCAAGGAAAGGTCAAGCTCCTTTGCAAGTGTGTTGACGTCCGAATATCCCACTCCCTCCTCATTTGGGTTGTACCACATAAAGGGGGTGCTCTCAAAGAAATATTGCCACTTCTCTATGTCCATACCGGAGCTTTCCGGAATGGCATTGATGTTCATCAATATCTTCTTTCCCTTGTCCGATGCCAAGAGCATCTCCAACCTATAGGAGAAAATGTTCACCCAATATTGATAGGGCACCATCCTGTCAACGGGGCATGTTACCTCCGAGTTCATATTGTCCATCCTGTGCCCATAGTAGGGAAGGTTGCACTCATATAGGTTGTCAAGGTCATAGTACCTTCCGGGAACTGCCTGCATGTTCTTATAGATATCACTGGATATCTTATAGGTCTCATAGGTCTCGGGTATCCATTCCCATTCCAAGTTTACATCCCCATTATCGGGATCGAACACATAACTTTCGTCCACTATGTCCATCTGTAGGGTCTCGGTCTCATCATAATAGGTGAGGAACCCCATCTTTCTGAGATCCTTCCAGACAGTGTGCAATACCCTTACAAGTCCCGGATTCTTTATATTGATGTCGTTATTGTCAATGTACCTGAACAGATCCTCGTTTGATTGGTCCGAGGCAAATCTTCCATATCTGCTGTAAATCTTGTCTATCTCATCATCATCCAGATCGAATGACCTTATCACTTCGGAAGGGTACATCCAATTCTCGTATGTGGCCCATTCCCCTTGTTGTACAAAATCATGATCGGGTGCAGGATCACTCCTGAAATACATGGGATTGATGTTCTTTACCCTTGGTTTCCCCTTCAATATCCCTACCCAATATAGGTCATATCCAGAACCCATACTGTATTTCCAACCCTTGTTGAACTTTCTCTTGAGATCTTCCTTTTTTATAAGATATTGGGAAAGTTGGTGGTGCATCACCTCGGCAGGATCTTGATGCTTCCTTTCCATATACCTCCTGACCCTGTCGGGTGTGGCAGCTTGGACCTCCTGTTCTATGGCATCGTTGATTTCCTGTTGTTCCCTTTCCGAGAGTTGCCTCCCCCTTGTCTGCTCGGCATACTTGAGTTCCTTTTCCTTTCTGATGGGACCCACTATCTCACTGATGACGTATTCCCTTATCCTGTTGGTCTCCTCCTCTTCCTTCCTTGTGGTGGCATCCCGATTGGTGGCAAGTACCTTGAAATTGAAGGGCCTTTTCATTTCCATCCCCTCCATGGCCTTTGTCCTACTGGATATGATGTCCCTGTTCATCATGGTGGCAGGGAGTTCCCCCACTTCGGACCCAAAGGGCCTGCACACATATTCAAGGTCCTCGATGTTGAGCTTGTTGTTCATCAGGTCAAAGTTGACCTGCATCCTCTTTCTGTCACTGGGCTTTCCGTTTTCGGCATGTACCGTCTGTGGACCAATATCGAACTGTTCCACCTTTTCTTTGTACCAAGCAAAATTGTTGGCCTCTTTCTGGGTTCTGGTCAGCCTCTTTTTCTCGGAGACATTTGATTTTTTGTTGTCCATAGGTCAATTACCGGTATATACCATTTACCAAAAGTATAAATTTATGCCGGACTTTTCATCAAAGTCCCCTTCTTTTTGTACATTTTATCTATCATTGCAACCATCTTTTCCACTTTTTTGTTGCCCCTCCCACTCTCGTACTCTTTTCCAAGCTCCTCTTCCTGTACTTGGAAAAGGCACATGAACAGGGCCGATACAAGGTCAAAGTTGCCCTTTCTGAAATAGGCTATAAGCTCTTCCAACAACCTGATGGAATATATCTTGTCCAATACCCTTATGGGATCCCCGTTCTCATCATAGTCAAGTATCTGTAATAGCCACTCCTTTGCATACCTCTCCCCTGCATCCTTCAACTGCGGGGTCATGTGGCACCCCAACACCCTTGCCACTGTTGAGTTCTTTATATTCTTGCTTATGACGGTATCGGGCTGTGCCGCCAAAAGGCCCAATCTTTTTATCCTCCTGAAATAGTTCTTCACCCCCGTGACCTCGTTCTCGTGCATGATGGTGGTGTTGTACCAATCCGCCAACATCTCGGCAATCTTGTCCATGTCCTCGGGGACCTCCATCCTACCAATGTATTCTGCCACTGGGATATTATAGTGCCGTGTCCCCACATGTACCCCTTTGTAGACTATTATCCCTGCAAGGGAGGTACCCTCGTCCTGTCTCACAGGGTCATATCCTATCTTGTACAGTCCCTTTGGGGCATTGGGAACAGGTTCCTCATATACCATGACACAGCCCCTCTTGTCAACTGGAAGGTTCTTATAACTGGTGATCGGGGAAACGGAACCATCAAGTATCCTTTTTGCCCTTACCTCTCCCCCCTCATAATAGAGCTTCACAGGGGTCCCCTTTGACCATTGCCATTTCTTTGCCTTGACCTTGTCAAGCTGTGCCTTGAGTTCCACAACCGGAAAATTGTTCATGGAGATAAGTCCAAATGCCTCGGCAGAGTTCTTCGGATACTCCTGCATCCTCCTCTGTATCTCATCGGAAGTGGCCCCACTGTCGATGAGGTCCTGTCTTATCTTGTCCTCTGCCTGTTTGGCAGATTCAAGATTGGAGTTCCCGTTCTCGTCATAGTGCCCCTCCATATTCCACTGTACGGGATGGAAGAACCCTTCCACCTTTTCCTCAAACTCCCCCCACACATCATAAAAGGGAAGGAATCCAAAGGCAAGGGGCCTTTCGTGCATGTCGGCAAAATCCACGGTACCTGCCTCCATATCCCCGGAAGTACCAAAATATGTCTGCATACCTGTCTTTATGCTACCTGCCCTAGTAGAAGGTTCCATTGCAGTGTGACTGGCCTTGAGTCCCCCGGGTGTGCCCCAAGCCCCGACCTCTTCACCTATGATGTCGATGGCATCCTTTCCCCTACCCGCATTGGGATTGTCCTTGAAGGTGATGGCCTGTATCTCGGACATGAACCCCTTCTCCATCTTTATCCCGTTCTGGTACTCTATATAGGAGGCCCGTATATGGTCCTGTTTGTTGATGACATCACTGGGCATCGACCATGCAGTGTGCTCGTTGGCAAAATTGATGTTGGCAAGGGCCATATTGAAGATTCCCTTTGGGTACAGGTACTTCTTCTCATAGGCCATGAACATGGTATAGCTATCGGGCCTGTGGAGAAAATTACAGGATGCTATACTGGCATTCTTATAGGAATACCCCTTCCTCCGTGACTTCCCGACTATGAGGTCATACCCCCCCAATAAATGATTGGGCAACACCTTGACCTCAAGGTGCAGGCTATCAAGATATTCCTTCAATTTGTTGACCTGCTCGATCTCCGGGAGGTTCAGGGTAAAGGTCTCCTCATCATCCGAGACCATCAGGGCACCCAGTATCCCTTTTCGGGCAATCTCCCGTACCCAAAAGTAATTGTAGTCCCCGTCCCAGAAATCAGGAAAGCCCTTTATCTTTTTGGACACCTTTGCATTGGCATCCTCCACCCTCTGGATGGGACAGTAGTTGAGGTAGTAATAGTGGTTCCCCGTTATCTTGGCCCCACCGGAAGAGTATCCATGGAGGCACCTTCTTCTTTCAGTTGTCCAATAGTCGAACCAATCCGGACTGCCCACGGGATCCGAACAGTAGTGGCCATATTTCATGAAATGCCTTGCGGCATCCCTGAAACTGTTGGTGTTTATCCAAATCCCCTCACTGTTCCTTACCGAATCCATATCAACTCTCTATGCTTGCCCTCTGTGCAAAATGTCCGACTTCCTTGTCCCCTTTTCTCCTTGTGCTCTCAAAGAGTTCCTGTTCTACCTTTTCCTTGAGTTCGTTGAGGTTCTGCAATACCTTTGATGTATCGTTGAGTGCCGATGTGATGTCCCTTGGTTTGTATATTGGGGCCAAGGTCTTCAAGTTCACTGTATTCATATCGAATTCCTCAAAGAAGTCCATCATTTTTTCGGCACCTGTCTTTGCGGACATATAGTACCTATAGGTCACAGAGGCCTCCTCTTGGAACTCCCTTATCTTTTCAATTCCCTCCAATACAAGCTCATCGGCCTCCCAGTTCTCTATTCTGATAATGTCCTCCCTCACCTTATCGGGCTTTTGCTCCTCCGGATACCCCCGATAGGGGTTGGTCTTTTTCATGGAGGTCACAAATTCCATATAGGTGAACTCCTGTTTTGCCACCTCTTTGTTGGGATGCCCGTCCCTCTCCCATATCTGTTTGAAGGGTGGGATCATAAGGGTCTCCACATGTGGCACCACAGCTTTTCCCTCTACCGTGAACAGCATGCTCATAATATCGTCTGTGAAAATTTGATGGTCTCGACAATTACCTGTGCATATCCATCCATATTGTTCTTTATCCTCTCGACATCCTCTTGGTTCGTACCAAAGAAGGGTTCCAATATAATGGTAGTGGGCCTTCTGTAGTACACTGCACCATATCCCCTTTGGTCCGGTCTGTACAATGCCTTTGCACCACGGTTCTTCCCACCTATACAGTCAACATACAGTTCGCAGAACCTTTCTGCAATCTTTGCCCCCCTTTGGTTCTTGAAATAGTAAAGTGCCTCGCACCCGTTTGCAGACGGGGAGGCGGCATTATAGTGGAGTTCGAGCACCAACTTATAATCCAGTGGGTCCGTTTCCTTTGCACTGGTCCTCACCATCTGGGTATAACCATAGTTATAACTGCTGTAATGGTGTACTCCCACATCCACCAGTGCCCTTACATGCTCGGCCACCATATTGTTGAAGTCCCATTCACAGGGAAGGCCATGTGGTGAACATGCCCCTTTTCTAAGTTCCGTGTGTCCCACGATCAAAGCTGTCTTTATCATGATCTTGTCTTTTTTCCAGTGAATATCAACACTTCATAG